CTTCATGTTGGTGGTGCTCCACGCGCTGGTGGAGGTAGTGGAGGTGTTGGTCAGGCCAATGCTCACGCCCTGGTTGGCGCGGGTGAGCATGTTGCCGGCGGTGACGATCAGCCGCCAGACAAACAGGTGGAGGCCTGTCAGGTCAAACGTGGCGGTGGCGTTGAAGTGCCCGCCCACATCGGTGGCGCCCGTCGTGCCGCCCGTCTTGTTGGCAATACAGCCAGCGCCTTCCACAAACGCATCCGCCTCGGCCAGCGGGTTGCCGGTGTTCACGCCGTTCAGGCGGTAGAACGTGCCGCTGGCCGTGGTGGTGTCTGCGGTCGTGATGACCTGCAGATCGGTGGTGACGGAGATGGCCACGGCTTACGCCTCGTACGTCGTCACCGTGCGCACGATCTCGTCGTTGTCGTCGCGCTCCACCGTCTGCACGGCGCGGGCCGGGTGGGTGTTGTGGACGGTGACGGGGGCGGGCTCGACCTGGTTGATGACGGTGACGGCCGGGGCCTCGGCGCGCGTCTCGGGCATGACGGCCTCGATGTGCACCTGGGGCTCGGGCGTTTCGATGTGCGCCTCCAGCTGCACGTCGGCCTGGCGGATGGTGATGGGGGCGTGCACGGTGACCTGGCTGGCGGGCTGCTCCAGGCGCAGGTCAATGCGCTGAGGCTCGCGCGGCTGGGCGGCCTGCATGGCCCTGGCCATGGCGTCAATAACGGCGGCCACGGGTGTGGCTTGGGCGCGGCCTGCCTCCGCGTCGTCACCAGCCTGGGCGGCGGGTGCGCTGGCCGGCGCCGGGCCGCCTGCACCAGGCGTGGCGTCGTAGGCGGTCAGGCGCACGCCGTACTCGGCGGCCAGGTCTTGCGCGGCCTTGATGGCGGCCAGGGTGTCGTCGAAGTCATACCCCATGGCCGCGCTCAGGTCTTGCGGGCTCATCAGGCCGGCCTTGACCTTGAGGATGTTGGCCTCGGTGTCGGCCTTTGGGTCCACCCAGTCCCAGCGGCGGGCTTGCCACTGGTGCACGCGGAACTTGTCGGCCTTGGCCGCGGGTAGCGCGCTGCCGTTGGGCATGACGATCAGGCCCTTCATCAGGCACCACTGCAGCCAGGCCTGGAAGACGGGCTCCATGAAGGTGGCGATGAACCACTCCTGGTCTGCGGCCCAGCGGTCGCGCTCTTCCAGCGTGCCACTGCGGATGCTGGAGAAGTTGACGCCCTCCAGGTCGTTGGCCAGGGAGTGGTACGCAATGCCCCAGCCGCTGGCGATGCGCTGCAGGTGGTGTTTGACGAAGGGGCCGACCACCTGGTCGGGGTAGCGGCTTTCATGCGCCTGGAAGGTGACGCCAGGCGGCAGCACGTCGTAAGTGCCCGGCTGGGTGACGGTGATGTTCTCGCCCTCGCCGTCCACAGCGCCTATGGGGCTTTGGCCGTCGGGCGTCTGGAAGAAGCCGAAGTGGTTGGCGCCGTTCTCGGCGGCCAGCAGCGTGGCCAGACTGAACTTGCCCAGGTGGTGCAGGCTGAGCACGCCCGGGGCCATCCAGGGCACGCCGCGGGCTTGCTCGGGGCGCTCCACGCGCAGCACGTGCAGCACCTCGCCAATGGGCAGGCGGATGCGCTGGCGGCTGCTGGCGGCGCCGTCGTTGGGGTGGGCCTCGAAGATCCAAACGGCCTGCGGGCGGTGGAACTCGTCGATTTCCACGCCCATGACCACCGCGTTTTGCGCACCGGCTCGGGCCACGGTGTGGGTGGTGTCGATGCGGTCTACGTCGATGGCCTGCAGGGCGAAGCCGAAGCGGTTGCCCGCCTGCGGACCGCGCACGATGCGCACCAGAAACTCGCCGTCGCTGGGCAGCTGGCCCACCAGCGTGTCGCACAGGTCACGCAGGCTTTGGCGGCCGGTCACGTCGCACTGCGCGCTCCACTCGGCCCAGGCGGCCTCGATGGCCTGGTTGGCCAGGCGGTCAGGCCGGTCGGGGCCGTCTGACACGCGGGCCTGCAGGCGGATGCCGCCTGGGCCCACGATGTTGGACTGCACCATCAGGCGGAACTTGCGGGCGTAGTCGTTGTTGTTGATGAGCTGCCGGCAGCGGGCGCGCAGGCGGTCGAGGTCGCCGCGCAGCTCTTGGTTGATGCTGACGGTGGTGGCCTGCCAGTCAGAGGTCAGGCGGTCCAGGCGGGCGGCCTCAAAGCGGCGTTTCTGCACGCGGGCAACCGGCGCAATGCGCTCGGCCAGCCACTGGCGGGTGCTGGTGATGATGTTCATCCAAACCTCACGAAGACGCGGCGCCGGTCAGGCAGGCCGGCGGCCACGGCGGCGGCGGCGTCTTCGCGCAGCACCTCCGCGCGGTACTTGTCGCGCAGGGCCAGCAGGTCGGCCACGGGGATGTGCTTCAGGCTGCGCCCTGCGATGGTGTATTCCGCCGTGCTGCTGCTGGCCCGGCCCTCGATGACGGCCTCGATGGCGTCCAGGGTCTTGCGGGCGTGGGTGCGGGCGTCGAAGGTGGCGGCGCTGAAGGCGTTGCGCACCGTGAGGCGCCCTTCGCCCACGGTGTAGATCTCGCTGGCCTTGCTGACGCGGGCGCGCCAGTCGTAGGTGCCGGCGGCGTAGCCCGCGGTGGTGGCGGCGGCCACGGTGACGGCGTGGTCGTCTCCCGAGGCCGAAGCGTTGACGGTGATCTTGGCGCTGGCGTTGATGAGCGTGTAGCTCAGGGCCCAGCCGGCGCTGGCGGGGTAGTCAGCCAGGCTGCGCGTCCAGCGCCAGGTGTCGCCGGCGTTGACGCTGCTGGGCTCAATGGTGGGGGTGTCGGCCATGCGTTAAGGCGCCCGGGCAGGGCGCGGTTGCGGCTGACGATAGGGCCCGGCCTGTCAAGCCGGTAAGGCAAGGCGCTTGACGCCGGCCGCCGGCTCGTCTTCGGCCAGGATTTGGTGGATGCGTTGGCGGCTGAGCCGGTAGCGGCGGCACAGCAGGCCGATGTGCTCGCCGTTGCGGTGGTCGCGCCGGATGGCGGCGTTGCGGGCGCTGGTGCCCTCGCCTGCCCGGCGTGCGATGTAGGGCCGGTCTCCACCCCAGTGCTCGCGCACCTGGCGGTCCACCTGGGCGGCCAGGGCGGCGGTGAAGCCAGGGGTGAGCGCCACCACGCGCTGCAGGATGTCGGCCACGATGTCTTCACCGGCGCTGGCATCGTCCCATGGCATGCGCGGTGGCTCTTGGAGCGGCTGCGGGCCGGGTGCCTGCTGCGCTGCGGCGGGCCGATAGGTGGGCGGCTTGGGCTTGGGCATGGCGGCGGCTCAGCGCTTGTAGTTGATGGAGAACCGCGGGCGCGGGGCGGGCATGGGCGGCAGCGGCACGGCGGGCGGCCTGGGTGGGGCGGCCAGCAGCGGCGGCGGCGGTGGCGGTACGGGCGGGCTTTCTGGCGCGGCGTTGGTGGCCGCCTGCGGGGCCGGCGCTTCGACCTGGTCGAAAAGGCTGCGCTCTTCCACCCGGTGCTGCCACTTGGCCCAGTCGCCCTCTTTCCAGCGGTCAATGCCCGACAGGTGCGCGGCGGCCAGGGCGTAGACGGCGCAGTCCAGCGCCTCGTTGCGGCGGCCGGCGGGCTTGACCCACTCCAGGCGCGGGCGGCCTTTGACGTACTTGGTGACCAGGCGCTCAGCCGTCAGCTGCTCAAAGACCTCGGGCGGCAGGTGGCGGCTCAAGTGCACGTAGCCGGGGCCGGGCGCCTCGTTGCGCAGGCGGCCGTAGATCTCGGCCTTGGCGGTGTCGGTGCCGATGGGGAACAGCTTGACGCCGCCCTTGAGCTTGGTGCCGCGCCAGGACACGTCCTGGTCGGTGGCCTTGCCCAGGATGGCCTTGCCGGCCTGGCTCTGACCTTTCACCGCGTAGACGTGCGCGTGCTGGTGGGCGCGGGTGTAGGCGTACACCGCCTGGGTGTGGTGGCCGCCCGAGTCGATCATGCAGGCCAGCAGCGGCACGGGCCGGCCGCTGGCGTGCAGCACGGGGGTGCGGCGGTATTCGGTCAGGCGCGCCCACGGGCTGCCGGGCTCTTGCTCGCCCTGGCCGGGGTCGCCGTAGAACACGGCGCGGTCCACCAGCTGGCGCTCCATGCCCCGGCCCCAGGCCCACAGGTAGGCCTCGAGGCGGTCGCCCTGGGTGTCCACGCCCATGGTCATGACGAAGTGGCCCCAGTGCACCTGGCGCAGCGGGATGTCGGCCGCGCGCTTGCGCAGGGCGTGCTCGTCGGCGCGGTCGCCTTGCTCCTCGAAGGTCTCAGCCAGGCGGGTGTTGACGAACACGCGCAGCAGGCTGATGTCGCCCGTGCGGCTGGAGGTGATGGCGGTTTCCCACTCGGTGACCAGCGTGGCCCAGCTCAGCCAGCCCAGCGGGCTGTAGAGGCTGCTGAGCTGAAAGCCGCGGATGCGCCCGGCAGCGGCGCCGAGGTTGTCAGCCACCCAGCGGCCACCGGCCAGCATGGCGGGCTTGTGGTGCTCGCGGATCTCGGCGCCGCAGCTGCGGCACACGTAGCGCACGGAGTCGGGCAGCGCGCGGCCTTCGGCGTCGCGGTCCCACTTCAGGCCGTGGGGCTTGTCGGTGCCCCAGTCGAGCGGCTGCAGCTCTTGGCAGTGCGGGCAGGGTACGTGGTAGCGGCAGCGGTCGCTGGCCAGGTATCGGGCCTCGATTCGGCTGAAGTCTTTGGTGGTGGGCGTGCTGGTGAGCAGGCGCTTGCGGCGGCTGAAGGTGGACTGGCGGGCTTCGGCCAGCTTGATGGGGTCGCCCTCGCCGTCCACGTCAATCGGGTAGCCGTCGATCTCGTCCAGAAACAGGTCGCGCACGGGCATGGAGCGCAGGCCCGCGGCGCTGTTGGCGCCGGCCACGGCCATGAAGCCGCCCGCGAATTCCTTGAGCAGGGTGGTGTTGGCGTCATCCCGGCTGCGGTTCTCGCGCACCTTGCGGCGCAGCGCGGGGCTCTCCTCGATCATGGGCGCCAGGCGCTGGCGGCTGTAGCGCTTGGCCATGTCGATGGTGGGCTGCACGATCATCACCGGCCCGGGGTTGGTGTCCACCTGCGCGTCTTGCCGGTCTGCGCGCCCCACATCAGCACCACCTCTTCCACGGTGCTGTGCTGGCTGAGGCAGTCCATCGGCTCGCTGGCGTAGGGCGTGCGGGCGCTGCGGTAGGGGCCGGGCTCGGCGCTGTCTTTGGCGCTGAGGATGATGGAGCGCTCGGACCATTGGGCCACGCCAATGCGCGCGGGCATGGCCGCGAACTCCCGCAGCACCTCGTCCACGCGCAGCTGCGCGTCAACCAGGTAGAGGTGAAGGTCGCGGGCGCCCATGCGTCAGGTGGCCGCGGTGAGCTGTGACATCACCTGGCGCAGCTCGTCCTCGAGCAGGCCGTGGATGCGCGCCTGGTCGGTCTCGGCGGCCAGCTGCGCCGCCAGGCGGGCGGGTATCTGCAGCAGGCCTTCGCGGAAGGCGGCGGCGCGCTTGGCCAGGGCGGCGGCCCAGTCATCGGCGCGCACCAGCTGGCCCTGCAGCTCGGCCAGCTTCAGCTCGGCCAGCTCTGCCTCGGCCCGCTCGCGCCTGGCGCGGCTCTTCCAGTAGCCGGCGGCGGTATCTTCCTCGTCGTCATCGTCGCCAGCGGCGGTGCCTCCGGTGCTGCCGCTGCCGCTGAGGTTGGCGTCGTCGGTGGCCCGGCTGCCCGCCCGCACGCGCGTGTTGCGCGCCCACTGCGCGTCCGCGGCCACAGGGTCGATCTTGCCGTTGATGAGGCTGATCCGCCCATCGCGCAC